TATTCCAGGTAACAACACCTTGTTGCAACCACATCGGTAAGTTTTCATATGCCAGTTGGTACTTGGCCAAAATATCTCTAGCCAATGAACCTTTGTTAGCAAGAACGGCAACGTTTTGTGTGTCGGTAAAGATAGTCAACCAAAGGAGATAGGCAACTGAGGTAGTAGTTTTACCAACCTGACGAGGACATTTGGTGATTGAGAAACGATTTTCGTGGTAAACCCTAATCATTTCTTTCTGAAAGTCCCACATCTCAAAAGGCATCAAACCTCTATCAACGTTAACAATCTTAATATAGTTTTCAGCAAAGTAGATAGGGTCTTTGGCACATTTGATATACTCCTCGACCTGTTCTTGTGTATAGTTTACCTTAACACCAGACTTCTTGAGTAATGGGTTATCACGGTACGAGTCGCCTGGGTCTAACGAGGCATCATAATCATCATCTTCTATCATTCTTTACCTTTAAGAAATTTATTCAATTCAGAAGTAGAACCTATGAACACCGCTTTATCTATTTTGGTACCACCAGATTCTTTCTTGGCACCGGAGATATCTCTCATTTGTTTTTGTGTGTTCAGTAGTTCTTTGTTTGCATCTACCATGTTCTTAAGTAGAGTGGCATACACTTCAAAGGCTCTTGGATGTTGTCCTGCTTTGGCAACATTGAGTATTTCTTCCATGGCTTCTTTACCTTGGTCTATAATACCTTGTAGATTTTCTTTAGTTTGTTGATAAGCATCAGTCAAATCTTCTTTCATATCAGGTTCATTATAATGTACGACAGCATCCTTAGGAGGTTCTTTTACTTCCTCCTTAGGTGTTACATCAAAGATTTGTTCCATGTTTTTATCGAAAGTATTCATATTATGCTGGTGTTGATCCATTATATCTAGTCAAATAATAATTTGCATTTTGTAAATGCTCTGCGGCAGTTAATGCTCTAGTATAAACATGAGCAACACCAACAGAACCTGCAAGAGTATAACTATTGGCAAAACCACCAATCTGTGGTGTACTGGCTAGTTTTCCAACTGTTGATGCACTAAAAGTGCTGACTGGAGAACCATTAACATAAAATTGCCACCCGGTTCCTGTAATGAATGTCATACTTAGATAATACCAAATATTGTAAGCTTCTGAACCACTGCTTTGATATGATGTATTAACACCATCACCATTGTTATTACCACCATACATTGTATTGCCACCATTAAAATACCATGCTTCTCCGGCAGTACTACTAATCAAATTACCTGTGCCAAAACTTGTACCATTACCACGAACAACAATACCTTTGCTATAGTTTGCAACAGCACCAAATATAGCACCTGAAGCAGTTGCAATTACAGAACCTGGATTATTATTCCAATATGCAGTAGAAGTTCCTGTATTGGTTACCGTTGGCGTCCCTGAAAATGTAAAGTTATTATTGTTGCCGCTAGTATCAGGCCATGTGGTACCTGACGAATAGTTCCGCATATCAAGGTTAAATAACAAAGAACCAGTCACAAGACCTGTGGCTAGATCTGGATATATTCTCAATCCTTGTCCAAGGGTGATACCATTACCTATCTGCATAATATATTATCCGTTAGGGTACTCAGTTACTGTACTACTAAATGTATATAGACTATTAGCGTTAGCTGTATTAGGACTTGGTGTATCTGTAATCGTAACAAATTTCTGAGGACCAAGTTGATAGGAATTAAAGATATAATTGGTATTGGTTACTGAACCAACTATAGGTTGACTTGAAACAAAATTACCATTAATATTGGTCAACGTCAATTTGTTTACATTATTGGCATAAGAAACAACAGTTGCGCTTGCTGTTGCCGTACTAAAATTATAACCTTGGTAAACAATCTCACCTGCTTGATAATAGCCTACACCAGTGTTAGCCATGTTGAATATGACTTCATCTTCTGGTGATATATCATTGTAAATATTTGTGATAGAAGTCTTAATGATACCTGCTGGCGGACTTGAAGCACCAAAGATAAATCCTTTGACGGTGAAATTCAAAGTCCAAATAACCATACGAGTATCGGAATCACGGTTGCCTTGGTATGTAACCTCAGAATTAACCGTATTCAAAACGATAGGAACTTCTTTCGTAATACCCATTTCGGGGATTAAGTTTAATTTAATCGTATAATCTGGTGTGAAGAAGGGTAGTATATGTTCGATTAATTGTGTACCATCTTCTATATTTCTGACATATATGTTTAAGTCAAAATCAAAATTGTATGGTACTGGAACATACTGAGAAATTAGAACAGCACCAGGTCCTGTATTAAAATTTCTTAGATTGGTTGTTTGTTTACGTGAAGCATCATAAGACAAACCTTTCATTTCAAATGACATTCTTGGTAGAGTCATCTGAACTTTCTTATCTAAGTTTGGATCGCCTTCAATACGTTGAACATACAACTCTTTGGCTGCATAGGCAATAGGAACAATAAATCGTTCCGCTTCTGTATTATCAGCATTATAACGGACAAGAGTAATCTTATCGAATAAGTTTCCAAATCCAATAACTAATTTTCGTATAACTCTATCGTAATATACATTTGCCATTATATGCTACCAAAAGGATTAGATTCAGATAAATCAATGATACCGTTTGCTGAACTATTGATGTATGAATTATCGTAAACTTCTTTAGGTGTAGGAACATTCAAATCATCATATGTGTTCAATGTATAGTGAGCACCACTTGATTGACCAATGATTGATTGAGCATCTACAAATTCGCCTGTGATATTTGTAACCACCAAAGTTTTGTTTGGTAAGTTCCAGGCTTGTGCTACAGCCACAGTCGTAGCATTAGCATACGTACCGTCTGGTGATTGGAATACAATCTCTGAACCTGTATAGTTGCCTGTACCCGTACCCATTTCTAATGTAATAGAGTATGCTGAATCTGCCACAATACCATCAATGTCTGGCATACCTGTGTTGACGATTTCCTGTGAGTACTTGAATTTCTCCATCTCTAACTCATAGAAGTATGGATGCTTTCTACCCAACATAAAGAAGTCTTTGGTCTGGTTAACAAACTTAATCTCATACAATTCACCAGTACCATTTAAGAATGGAATATAAACCAGGTCACCTTCAAGTGGTCTGGTTAAAAATGCTGGCATTCTTTGGTTAAAAGAACGTTTAGACATAACCACAGAAACTTGGTTCTTAATCTCTAGACCAAACTTAGAAAAGAATTCTTTTTCGCCTAGATACTCACCGTTATTCTGTAAGTACATCTCAATAGGAAATGCAGAACTAAACTTCTTAACAGGATCTTCACCGTATAGTAAGTCTCTTGCCTGATTATTTGTGTTTGGACAATAAAATGAATCGAATCCCATTATACGGATTGATTCCACGATTATATCTTCAATTACTCTTTGTTCCGAAAGGCTTCCATAATTGTTAAAATAATTACTGGTTGCCATAAGTCCATCCTTTAAATTTTTGGCTATTTGATTTTATTCTATAATGGACTGTTGCTTTTGAATTTAAATTATATTTTTCCATAACTTCGGATAATCCCAAATATTCCACACCATCGATAATATATTTCATTGAAAATTTTTCATGCAAATATTTTCCAATTTCTGGCCTTTTTTTGCCAAAATTTGGATTATTTGATCCTTTATAATTTCTTCTAGTGTATGTTCCTATTGGTATTTTGCCTTTTTTTGATGAACTTATAGCTTCACAGTGTTCTTTTGTTCTTTTATGGTTTTTTAATTTTTCTTTTATTAATTTTTTAGTTTCTTCACTATGGAATTTACAGAAAAAATTACCATCTCCGTTATGCATATTGTAATATTTTGAATTTTTAGCTGCATCAATTTCATGTAATAGTTTTGTTTCTTTTTTAATCATATTTTCATATGAACCAAATTCTAAAATTTCTCGGCAAAAATCGTGAGGTCTTTTTTTATATTCCTCTTTAACAATTTTCGAAGAACAAATATATCCATCATCGGGTTCGCCTTTGTGGACACCAATGTAATACATATTTTTGGACTTATCTATCCATTTATATAAAAAAGCTTCTTGTTTCATATTTACCATTAGTTCATGAACCACTCCAAAGGGGAAAAATTCTCAACGGACATTTG